CCATAAGCCGTGCCGCTAAAAAAGCCTGAATTAATCGTGCTAGCTAATCCTATTGACAGTTGTCCCTCTGAAATGCTCGTCTGTAATCCCATGGCGGGGTTATTAGACAATGTCAAGTAATGCGCGAGCAGGTTAGCTAATGCTAACGCTGCACAGCATCCTAATGCCCTGTCATTGACTTGACAGCGTATAGAATCTAAAATTAAATTATAGCTTGCCAGCTTGATCGGATCAGTGGTAGCTAACTGAGGCGCAATAACAAACAATATTGCGAGAACTTCATCATTTGTTATTGAACTTGCGCAAGCCATAATTTAAGTCTATTTTTTATTTTTATTAGAATCAGAGTCTTTTGAATCAGTTTCAGAGGCTTTTTTAGGCGCTTCTTTAGCTGATTCTTTGACATCTTTTGCTTTTTTCGTTTCAATTTCTTCTTTAGGCGCCTCGGGCTTCTCTAGTGGAAAGCCTTTAGGCACCGATAAAATACCTTGTCGAATACGATAAGCAAAAGTAGGGGACTTCATTAATTCGTAGAAGTCCTCATCTGGCACTTCAGTGTAACCCATATTGAACCGGTACTTACCTATAATCAAGTAACTTGAATTTTTTGATAAAACCTGAACCATATTAGATACCTTCTCCAATTACCATTGACAATGGATAATAAATACGAACTCCACCGAATCGAGATTCACATGGAATCACAAATTCTAGATTACGCTCTTGCGGATTATGCTGCGTAAATGCCAATGGAATTTGCATTTCTAGATTAGTTCTAGAGCGGTTGTAAGCGATCATGACATCAGCACCGTTGACACCTGCGCCGGAAAGCTGAGGCATCCAGTCAACAGTGGTAATGAACTGATTATTCAATAAAAAGAATTGAAGAATAGTCATATCGCCGATATTAGATCTAGGAGTAGAAGCGATAAGCGTGTACTGCTCAAGAGGCAATAAGAGCGTATCAGGCACTTCAACACCATTTGAATTTACGACGATTTGATTAGCAATCAAATTCAGGTCGCGCAAAATCTGCTCAGGCGTTTTAGTGCTCCAAAGAGTTGATGCACCTACGCCATCAGCTGGCACAGTGACAACAGGCACGTTCGGGTTATTGACTAATCCGTAAAGACCCGCTTGAGTGTCACCTGAAATAGCAAGATCGTTAATTTTCTGATCATTAGCCATGCGAGCTGCTTCAGCTAAACGCGTAGGCAATGGTAGATTAGCCATCCTTGCTGCGCGAATCTCTTGATGTGAATAACGATAGCTAGTACCGATACCCATTACACGAGATGTCAATTGAGTTCCTAGGATTCCTGCTTCTGGCAGATCATCAGCATATGAATTGATAATTCTAGCACGTCCGACAGACTGAAAACCAGTCGCGCTTACAAATTCAGCACCCGGATCAATGTTGTAATTGATCGGAATATACTGAAATGCTTTCATCTGAGGATATTTAAAATTATATACCTCTGCCTGTACAAACTCTAGCTGTGTAGCAAAAAATACATCGCCGACATCATCGAGATTTACAGATTTGAAACCTTCTTTCTTAAACATTTGTTCTCTCTCCGATTATGGGATATTTAATTCGATTACAGCAATTCCGCCGATTACTTGATTTGACTCTCTCCAAATTGCTTGAGTGGCAGGAATCAAAATAGTATTTCCGCCGTCTGACACACTTGTAAACGCTCCAAGCTGAGTGTTTGCACCGTTTGCAGCTACACGCAGATAAACTGCACTGTTTGCAGTAACAACCACTTCGGGCACAACGTAGATACGGCCTTGCGTTAGTGTAGGAGCCACTTGACCTTTATAGTAAGGAGAAGGCAGGCCGCTAGTAACAGTCAAGTTTTGGCCTTGTGGTGGTATCCAGTTGGCAGTTTGGTTATAAATTCTTTGAGTAATCCCAAAAAATGTGCCTGAAACACCCGCTGCATTCGTAGTAGTTGGCTGTGATGCGCCTCCGGTAACTGCTGAGCTAGTGATAACTGTTGCTGTGCCGGGAGAGCTAATAATTGTTAAAACTAGATTTCCTGAACCACCAACAATTGCTGACTCAACACCTGCAATCTGTGATAGCTCGCCTGCAATTGCTTGCATAGTCGCTAAATGTGATGTCGCATATGTGACAGGAGCAATAGCAACACCGTTTACAGTTGCGTTAAAAACGTTTCCTGTAATTAAAGCAGTGCTAAGCGTGATCGTGCCTGTGTTGATGCGTGGGAGCATAATTGCGTATTCTGCATTCAATGGGCGCATAACGCCTAATGCCGCAGGAATTGTCTCAAGGCAGACAGGAGATAGTTTGTTGTTAAATCCGCAATCTGCTGGACGTCCAGGGACGCCAATTGGCATATTGTAGGGATAACTATTTTGAAATGATGCATTATTCATCTGATATGCCCTCTGTTATTTGCATAGTTGCGATTGATTTTTGATCATATTTGCTCTCGCATCTACTGCAAGATAACCAGTTGTTTGAGCATCAGCACGGCCTAGCGCTACGCTTGATGAAACATTGTCGCAATTTACTTTTTTGCTAGTCGATTTCTCGTCTACGATAGTGTCAAACATCGCTTCTACATAAATGTCGCTTTTTCCATCTAAATTAATCGATTTGCGGCATTCTGAAATGATCGTTTTTTTAATATCGATTGCATTCATAGAATCTAGATTTGAAGTTTTTGCTTTTCCTAGCGTCTGTTCTGCAAATTGATAAAGCTTAATTCTTTCATTAACAGCTTTTTTAAATGCTGCTGAATCCATATTAGTGCTCATATTCATCATTGCTGAGGATTTAACTCTATCGCGCATTGAGTCGCGTTCAGCTTCTGAGCGTTCAAGCTCTTTTCTAGCATTTGCTAGCTCTGCTTTTTGCTCGTCTAGTTCGCGTCGTACGCGTTCCATTTCGTCCGTTAAATTACGTACGTTTGCTTCTAAATGATCGATATGATCGGCAGCGCTTTCTTCAATGAAAAGCTCGTCATTATCAATTTTAATTTTACGTTTTGCCATTTCTGGAACCTCTTTTATAAATTCTTCTGCATCTAAACTATCTAGAGCTATGCGCGCTTCAGAGCCTGCGCGGGCTTTATCAACTATAGCGAGATGATTATAGCGTACATTCGTTTGTCTAGCATCGTAATCATCGCCATTATAGTTTCCGGGCGTTTCATCTAAATCAACTAGATAGCCTAGTGATAGCTCGCGACGATTATTATTTTTTATTGCATTAACTGTCTCATGATCTGTAATTACCATGTTTGCTAATACAAAGTCGCCATTTTTTTTGATTGTTTCGCCTGTAAAACCGACAGCTAGTCGTTTGTAGTTTTCGGCTGTGACTAGTCTTTCGTTTGGATGGCCGTTAGTGACAGGTATTAACTGCATAGAAGAAATGCTTTCATCGTTCCATACGTCGTCCGGGTGTCTTAGCTCGCGTCGTAAAGATCCGTCAGCATTGCGATAATTGAAAATGCCTGTACGCGTCACGATAGCATTTGCGCGTATGTAGCCTTCTTCAGTGATAACAGCATCGCCTTGGACTGAACCGCGATCGAATCTCGCTACATCTTTCATTGATAATCCTGAATGATTATGCTAGTTTAAAGACCATCAAATACGCCCTCAAGTATACCCAGAGGGACACAACGACACTGAACGTCTTGTGAAGTATGCGATAAAGTTCCGCCGATCGTTGAGCGATTTTCCCATTTCTGAGACTGCTCATTAAAATAAACGGTAGGATCAGACCAACGGCATCTTTTGCCTTGCATTACTCTATGATCAGCTCGCACGCGTTCATCATTAGACGTCTGCCATATGTAATCGGTCACACCTAGCTCGGTTTGACGCAATTTAGTAAGCGAGCCGTTGAGCTTAGTTGTTTGATCCCTTGCAATCAACTTAGCATGCCTTCTAGTAATTCCAAAAGATTTTTCTATATCATCTGTAATATAGTCTAAACTTGAACCTTCCTGCAAACCACGTTGAATGATTCCACTGACTCGTTCTAGCTCATTTTCAGTCATATTATCGATTAATTGCGCATTTTGATTAGCGAATAGCTCTAGCTGAGTTTCTAGCCATGGCTCTTCTAGAAATATGTCTACGCCTAGGACTGAATTAGTAGTTTTTCTGTACTGAACTTGATTGAATCGAGCAATTTGCAAAGCTATGACAGTTGATGAATTGATAGCGCGCGACTGCGGTTGCTCTAATAGCTGAGCAATAATTAGCAGTGTGTCATTGAGATCGCCAATTATGTCATCTATTAGTGAATCCATATTTGAGAGCTTGCGATTAGCTGCTAGCTCTGCCGGTGTTGAAATGACTGGATCAGGATTATGAATCGTTGCGCCGAGTAGCCAGCCTGGGATTTTCGGCAATAGCTGTTCTGAAATAGTTTTACGAATCTGAAAAGTATAAGCGTAAAGCGAGGCGATATATTCTCGCTCTGAAGCATGCGGGAACAACCATTTCGGCGAGTGTTTGAACTTTTTTAGCTGTCCATTCTTCTTTGTGTGTCGAGCTTTTAGCTGAGCTAGAAATGTTTTTGAAGGCATAAAATTACGGGGTAGTGAGAAATGGCACTTCTTTAGTTTCTCGCGAGATGAATTCACTAGGATCTTCATTTAGCCAGTTGTATGCGTACTGATAATCCTGCGTAACTGCAACTATACGCATACGAGCATCACAGCCATTAAGATAATATTCTATGAGAACTATTGCCATTCTTTAAACTTTTTGTTTTTGTAAAAAATCCCATGCACGATCTATTGCATAACGGAAAGATAGAATTTTATTTTCCAATTCACAGATAAATTGAATGATTGAGCTCATAAAAAGCATTTTTAATTCATATGAATATATCTTGCCGTCCTTAAATTCTTTAAAATTTATAGAGCAATATTCATGAATTTTACCCGTACAATCAGTGATATAAATTTCATAAATGTTTTCATCTGCTTGAGAGTCATCAATTTCATAAGAAATAATGTGATCTAAATTATAAAATTTGCCGGTCTGTGCTTCAATTATTCTCACTTCCTATCTCACTACAATTATTTCGTTATCATCGTCATCGCTAGGCCCGATAGCAGCTTCAGGCGGCATTTCTTTAATCTCTTGCGCTTTCTGATATTCAAGATCTGCGATTTCATCAGGGTCGTAGCCATTTTCACGAGCTTTGACATCGATTAGCGTATTCATTGACCAGCGATCGCCACCGAAGCGAGAAATAGCTACTTCATTTGCGTCGAGCACTCCACGATCAATATAAATCGCATCTGTTTCAGCAACTGTGCGACGCATCGCTGCTTCTTGCTCTTCTGTATTCTGCCAGAGCGGTGCGAATTGAATTGACCAGTTTTCAGGCTCAACGCCGTTGAATGGCCCGTTGATTGAGCGCATTAAATAGTAAGTGAGCTTCTCAAGCACAGGTTTGAGCTTCATTTCTTGATATTGTTTAATCATATCATAGTAATTTCGTGTCTCTGAATCTCCTGTAGCATTAAGTCCGGCAGGGGAGCGACCAAAAAGCAGTGTTGCAGGTATTCCAGTGACTGAACAGACTGAAAGCATAAAACGATCAAGCATTTCGCTAAGACCCGCTACGTTCGTAGATAGCTTCTCGAATGATTCCTCACCGTCCAAAACCATCATTCCTTGCGCACCTTTTGTCATATTAGCAAAATTAAGCCTGCGCATTAACAGATTTTCATTTTCGCTGCATGATGTTGATATCATCTGACTAAGGCCGGGGATTTTTATGACTCCATTTACGAAGTCGTGCATGATCGTGGACATATTTCCGAAAGCTGCACCCAGATTTTTGAGTTCTTCGTAAATCGGAACGATTGCAGAATCACACCAGCCGTTATTGCGATTACGCTCGCGCGGTGACAATGTGCCCCAATCCATGCGCAATATACGACTGTGATGCACTAGAAACGTGTTTCCAGTCCATGAGTCATTAATTTGATAAAAATCCGGACAACCATAATTGCAGCTATTGAAATCATTGCAGATATAATCACGTTGAACAACACATTGATAGCGGTCATACACTTGCATCCATGCGATTTCTTGAATGTTATTTTCATTTACAGGCATGTCAAGAGGCCTGCCATCCACAATGCCTAACAGAATAACTGCGCCACCGTAGAGCCTAGACCACTGGATTAATTGAGTGATTTTAGAGTAGGCTTGCATTTCTTCGAGCTGTGAAACAATGGCACCTTCGGGGTCTCCATCAACCTCCCATCCTTGCCTTGTCATATCACTAGCAACAATGTCAATAATGCGCCGTGTGATACCGCTTGCAGCATATAAATCATCAAGCTCAATCAATGAAAATACTCTGCAGGCTGCGAAAAATGTTCCAGTGGCTTTATCGCGTCCGCCTTGACCGAGTCCGGTATAACCGTTCATCCATGAGTCAGAACGTATGCGCTCGACTTTCGTATCGATCGATTTTGCGCGACTAAACATCTGTTTAATTTGATTGAACATTATCACCTTGCTAGTGCAGCTAGATTATAGCTCGGTTCGTTTATCATCATGAATGCGCCTGACAAGCTGTCGATTTGATCATCGTGAGAACCTTCAGGGAAGTTTTCAATCTCTTTAAAAAATTCATCATTCCACGCAGCTCGCAGTACTTTTATGTTTCCCGCTTCTGCTTGAGCGCTCACGGGTTTAGCGCGCGTAACTTTGTCTTTAGTGACTCGATTACGCTTCACATTAAAGCCTTGTAAAAAGCGCGTGAGATGCTCTGCTTCGCTTATTCCAGCCTGACCCGGGTCTTCCTCAATACCTATGCGCACATTAATTCCGTCGCGTATCGCTGTATTTCTGATCACAGTCTGAACGCCAAGGGGACTATCTTGAATCCTTACAATATCAGTTATATATAAAATATTGTTAGCATCTTTTTCTAGCTTTATTCCTACGGTAAAATCAGGATCGTTAGTTTCTGTTTTTCTTGTAGCTGCTCTATCCCAATAGCGGATTTTCTCTTTAGTGAGGGGAATTGCATCTATGATTTCGAAGTAGCCTTTTTTAAAATAAAGGCCAGCGCTTGGCTTTATGTTCCAATTTCCATTTAGCAGGCGTTCTCGCTCTACTCGTGATAATGCATGAAGATTAGCTAAATATCCTGGATCAACTTCTAAAAGTTTTTTATTATCAAAAATAGAACCAGGAATAAAAGTAAAAGATTTGGGCAAACAATCAGGGTATTTTTCCTGAAGCTCTTCTTTAGAATCCGCCCATAGCATTTTATCATTTAGCATGATAAACCATCTAAGCACTCCAGAACGTGCGGGGATTGCATAGCCCGTTTCTGGATCTATCCACCAATCAACTAGCTCTCTAACCCATGAGTCTGCATCAGGGTTACAGGTAGCTCGTACATATGGTTTAACGCCACACATTGACCGGTTTCTTGAGAGCATGTAAAAAAATTGATTTCTTGAAAAATGTGTTAATTCGTCAAAAATTAACAATGTGATTTGCGAGCCCTGCCACCCGTAAATGTCTGATTCATGATCGAGATGACTATATTTATAATGAGCCCCACTAGGAAAATTCCATTCCAGGGTTGTTTCTTTTGGCACTCCTCCGAAATCTCGAAACATTTCTTGTGAGCCTTGCCAAAGTCCTCCCGGACTTTTGAGCTGAACCGCGTTTTTTCTAAAAATAGCGCATGTGAATCCAGGCTTATCATGATTCCAAAGACTTTCTAGAAGTAAGCAATAAGTTTTCCCAACGCCAGCGCCACCACCCATTAGGCAGATTTGAGCTTTAGTTTTTAATGCTTCTGTTTGAGGGCCGGGCTGAGGTCGATAAACTTTTCTATCTTTCGCCATTGTCGGGAAGCTCTAAAATAGCTTTTTGTGAAATTTCAACTGTGGAATTCATATCCACTCTTTCTCGATTTCCCCATTTCTCAGGATTTTTACGCGCTAGGTATTCTTTACCCGCTTGCCAGTTTCCAGGAATGCAATCTCTCCAATGCTGTAAAATCTCATCTTCACATGCTGACTCTGCTTTTTCAACGGCGTCCAGAAATATTAAATATTTACAGGTATGCTGAGAGGCTTCTCTTGATTCTCTACCCTTTCTAGTCCATGCACAGAAGCTAGAATATGAAATATTTGCTAACATACATGAATTTTCGTAGGTATTTCCACGTCGAATAGCTGCAATAATTATAGGAGCTTTTTCTTCTAATTTTGAAGGCTGCCCAACGGGTTTAGCAAATAAAGAAGTATCGCGCTTTACCTTAATTCCCTTTAATGCGGAAGGTGGTTTGTCTTTTTTTGCTGTGACTTTGACTTCTTCATTAATTTTAGGTTTTAGCTTTGGCTTGGCCATTTTTTGCCTTAATAGATAAAATTAATTTAACTACATTTGAGGGTATTTTTATTGCCAGACATGAAGATATTCATAGAGAAACTTCCATCATGTCATAAGTTTTAGAATATTCTTTATATACTTGATGAATATTCCACAGATGCTGAGGTATGCAAAAACAATTTTCTAAACAATCAAATGAATTAAAAAAATCAATATATCCAAGGTAATATAAATTATTATTATTATCTTTAACTTTATAAAATCCTATTTCAATTTCTGACATATCTGCGATTTCTTCATCAAATTTTTTGTATTGAAATTTTTGTGATGTATACGGTTTTGAACTATGACTGCAAATGCAGTATCTTTTTAAAAAATGCTCAATGCCTGTATTAACAGGCCATGAAAAAAAAGCAAATGAATCTGAACTTAGAATTGGAATCATAACTTTATCATCATCTTCAGCTTCTGAAAAAAAGACTTTTTGAATTAGATTTATCAATTTACAACTCATTTTTCTTTTGAGATTTTTAAATATAATTCTGAGTTTCTTTTAATGCCACAAAGTCTTTGCTTATGCTCAAAGTCTTTCTGAGCTGAAAGCGGATCATAAATTTTATGGCTTCCGAGTCTATTCGCTTCTCTTCTGATTACTGATTTACATCTACCAATGCTTTTGCTCATTTCGCCATAACTAAGATGGTGAGCGATGCCTTCAGCGATTTTTATTCGTTCTTCAATTGTCAGGGGATTTCTCACTTTGAATTGAAAAACCATATCAGCCTATTATTTCATAAATTTCGAAAGCATTTTTAACGACTTCAATTTTGATCTTGTAAATCTCTTCAACTTGCAATCTTTTCATTTTTCCGATAGCAAGATCTTTGCCCTTTGCTTCTATGAAGATTACGCCTTTTTCGCTAAATATTGCAAAATCGATCTTATGAATGAAAGGGCCGGGCAGATCGAATGCGACTTGACGTAAGAAAAAATCTATTTTCTTATCTTTTACAGCTTGCTGTAGTACTAGATAGCAATTGCGTTCAAGCAGTGATGGGAATTTTATGCCTTCGCTTTCGCATCGCTTAGCTTTGTATTTGCTAGACATCTTCATCTACTGCTTTTTGTTGATGAATAGAATCAGCAAAGCAGACGCCTAGATTTTGTATTTTGCATTGAATAATAGATAGCCATGCAAGCTCTCTTTCGCGTTCATTGTCAAATTCGATTTCTAAACCTGTACAATTTCCCATAGAAAACATGATTTTGAATTTACCATCTTTTTCAAATGAGATCATATTTTCTAAATTTATGCATGCATCTTTATGAATAAAAAACATTTTTTTTCCATATAAAGCGGCGTAGTATGGCGCCACGCCGCAATTATTATTACTATTCTTGAGGCTGCTGAGGTTGCTCTGGATGTGCCGGCGGTGTTACTGGCGCGTCTTCCGCTGAAGCTGCTTGATAGATTTGCTCTATGAATGCACCTAGGAAGAGGTACGCTGTTTCCATTTTATCGCCTGTTACTTTTGAGTAAAAGTACATCAGTTTGTTAGAAAGAGCCTGAGCTTGTTCTTTAGACAATGATTTCAAAATTTTATCGTCGTTCATAAAGATCACCTTTTTTTTTGTGGTTTGAGCAACTCTTAACCCAATCTACAACATCTGATTTTAAAAATCTAATTTGGTGCCCGAATTTTAAGGATGGAATCGTTTGAAGTTTGTGAGCGTTATAGAAAATAGATTTTTCAAGCCCTGTTATTTCACTCAATTCAGTGACAGAAAACATATTTTTCTGCATATTCTCAATCTGTCTTAAGAATTTTTCAATTCCTTCGTATGACGCTTTTTCTTTCATTCGACTTACTCTATATGTTTAAAGCTCTATTTTATCATTCTGTTAATTATTTTACAAGAGAGAAATAAAAAAGGACTGTCATTGCTGACAGCCCTTAACCCACTCTAATTACACAAGCCACCCATTACGGTGCAACGTTATTTTCTGCCCAGATCCACCCGCGAGTTCATGCGCAGAGCATCCGTACTCTGCGCTAATGAAAACAGAAAATACGCGTCTAATTTTAATTTATCAGCGTATGAATTTGCTGTAAATTAATTATTCTTTGGGAGCTTCCACTTCATCTCTGCGCTCGTTTGCGCAGCCGCTTTCATTAGATAAAGTTTTAGTAGTGGTCTCAGTTTCTTTGACTGTTTCGACTTGTTCTACTTGATCCATTTTAGTGACTTCTGCTTCTTCGTTTCTGATTTGATCTTTTTCCATATCTAGGCTCCTGTTATTTTTACGAATTTTTTGGACAGCTTCTTCAAGAGAAGATGCTATCACATTATGAATTTCTATGGGCTCGCGCATGTTTTCTGCGCTAAATCTTTTAATGCTGTACAAGTCTTGTTCTTCCATATGCTCCAGAAATTAAAATGGCAAATTGTTTTCAGGCTCTGGATATTCGAGCGGCAAGCTGTTTGATTGGTTATTCGAGTAATATGAAGGTTGAGCTTGCTGCTGCGGTGCTTGAAATGCTGAATGTTGCGCTTGCGCTTGAGATAAGATGCGATTGACATTTTCTTCAACGAATGATTCGATATGCTTTTTCTCAAAAGAGCTGTCAAATTCAAATGCGTCTTCGTAATTGTCTTTTCCGTCTTGTCTTGTTCCGCATTTATAAGCTGCTTTAGTGATCCAGAGAGAATTAGTGTTAACGCTAGGCGAGACTTTAAATCGAAAAACAAATCTGCGATCGAGTCTAACTGTAGCTATGCCGATATGCTTTTCGCCTGGCGTTTTGACAAATTCTAAAAATTCTAATCCATTGCTTGGCATCATTTGTATAAACCTTTTTTGTAATTACTTGAGATTCTTCTTTCTACAGTGTTTTTGTTAGAATATTACATTCTAGTACGATTTTATCATTCTACTGCGTTTTTGTCAACATGATCTCGTTATAAATGTCAGTGATATTGGAGAACTGCGCATCGTTTAGAAAGCCCCTTCTGCGCTTGCAGCTTGAGCAGTGGTGCACATATAGTCTATCACTCTCGCTAATCGATTTATCGACATCTACAATCGATTCTAGAATGTTTAAAAGATCCCTCTCACGCTCTAATCTCTCTAAATTATTCGTCTGCATTTTGATTCCCTGGTTTCACGCGCTTGAGCTTTCGCGTTGGATACATAGCCGGGCAGACATCGCCGTAGCGCTTGATCACAAGCTTTTGCAGCACGTCGCGTGAGTTGTCATCAATGACTTCATAGCCATATAGAGTTTTTATCGCATTCTGACAGCTCCAAAAAACATCACCAGGCGATAGCTCAATCTCATGAACTGCGCCAAGCTTTCCTTGGATAGGGCTGCATAAAGGTTTTGGTCTTGGGGCCATCAGAATGCCTTTTTGTTAAGTGTTAGCCGGGCATGAATTGATTAAATTTCTTTGCTGCTTCGTAATCATCATCGGGATTATATGAAACAGGCTTATAATTAAAAAATTCACATAAGTCTTTAAAATAATTTAAATTCACTACTCCAATTTCGCCGTATTTGTTTTTAGAAAAAATAATCTCTGCCATGCCAGGCTTATCATTTGCATCGTAGTATTCTCGCCTAAGAATAAACATAACAACATCTGAAATATCCTCAATTCCGCCACAGTCTCTGAGATCTGTAAGCGTAGGCCTATGACCCGGTCTTTCCTCAACCTTTCTTGAAAGAGGAGAAGAAAAAACAATGGCTATTTCTTTATCTAAACAACATTTTTTTAACTTTAAAAGAATTGCTTTTTTTCGTTCATAAGAATTTTCAAAAATTTCTTTATCGTTAATGCATTCTATCGAATCTATAAAAATCACATCACCTTTTTCACAGCAAATTGCAATATGATCTATAATTTCATCTATCTGCCTAAACTTTCTATCGTCAAGTATTTTTGAATGATCAATGCCTTGTTTAAAACTCAATATTTGTGTTTTTGAATTCTCTAAAGAAATATAAATATATTTCTGCTTTATTTCTTCCATTCTCTGCATCATAGTCAGAATCAAAGCAGTTTTCCCCATTGCAGGCCTTGCGCCAATGCAAACCAGGCTTGGGCATTCAAATCCCTGACCTAGCATAATATTTAAATCTTTAAATCCTGTTTGTGCTTTCATTTTCAATCCTTTTTTTGTGTTCTACTGTTTTTTGTCTGTGTAAATGTAATCATTTATTTTTTCATCGAAAATAGCATAGCCATTCTCTCTAAGCTGCTCTAACATCAAATCGACTTCTTCATCTGACGTGTCATTTAGAAATTTTGTAATGTCGCCCTGTTGATCAAGTAAAAGCGTTAGAAATCCTTTGCATCTAAAGCTTACATTTTGATCTTCCATGAAAGCTCTTGAGATCATCAGCGGCTTATTAGGGTCAGGTATTATTGTCATTTTCTTTAACTCCTTCAATTGCATGTTCAATTTTATGAATTAGCTCTTGCTTTTCGTCCATAGCTGTAATTAAAAGATCGGATAAATAAAAAATTATTTCTTCAAAAGAGTAGCATATGTCTTTTGCTTTGCCATTTATTTGCCATCGAATATTTTTATCTACTAAGATTATTTGAATGTTATTATGCGAGCCTTGGACAACTGAAATTTCTTTCGCGTTTAAGACATCCAAAGTCTCTTTGTCTAGAATCATAATTTTCCTTTATAGTTTTCAATATAATTATTTAAAGCATTTGTGAACGCTTGAGGTTGTAAATTTAGAAAGAGAGTTTCGGGCGCCTCTTTTAAATTCTTCTTTAACTTAACAACAGTTTTAAGAATCAATAATCCGGTAAGATTGTGTTCTTGCTTCATGCATTCTGCATATATTTTATTCTGCCATGTGTTTGTTTCTCCTTGAGCATAATTGTGCTTAATATAACCTTGAAGCATTTGCTCATAACTTTTTTTAGGTTGAATTCCTTTTTTTAATTGCTCTTCAAAATACACCACAGTTCCCCTTAGCCTATGCATGTCATTTTCTGAGTATTTAGCTATGCTTCTGCGCATATGAAGAGAAATGCAAGTTCCGTCAGGGAATTTATACGTATCAGGATCAAAAAAAACGATATCGGAAGATTGAAAAGAAGAACGATCATCTGTAACGTTATTATCGTTCTTCTTAGGTATCTTCTCTTCGTTTTCTTTATATATATGAGGGGTTTGCCCCTTTCGGACAATCCGGTTTGCCCCTTTCGGACAATCCGGTTTGCCCTTTTGTGACAAACTGTAATCTTTTTTTAAGAGTCCATAAATCTCTAATATTTTCTCATCAATCAATCTAAAATGACGTTTATTGCCTAATTGAAAGTTTTCCTGTTCTATGAGTCCATTTTCTACAAGAATTTCAATTGCAGTCAGTTGTTCTTTTCTGGAAAGTGACGTTCGGTCTTCAACTTTTTCGATAGTCATGTAAAACCATCCTTCTCCATAGCGCTGGTCACTTACAAGCTCATCCCTAGTAGTATGATATTGCCTTCTCTGCGCAAGCTCGCTAAGCAATACAGATGCGTTTAAAGACTTCAGATGCTTTGCAATTGATCGGCTGTAAATGCCGTAATCTTGTTGATAAAGAAAAAAGAGGGGATCTATTGACATAGTAATTCCTTTTAGTGGAATAACCATTCAAGTAAACAATTAACTTTGCAATAAAAGAAATAAATAGCTATTTACAAAAATTCGCGAATGCGTTAAATTTGATGCATAACCATCGATTGGCGTCATATCAAGTTAATTCCTTGAGTGGTTACCAGATTGCTTCAACAATCTGTATTGTTTTTGTTTGTTCTTGTGTAGTATTTTCTTTGTGAAGCCCGCACCAGTTGCGGGCTTTCGCTTTTAAACATCTCATTTTATTATCTTCTGAATATAATCTCAACTCAATTCTAACGCGCTGAATGCTTTTTTATTATATGCATATTAAATAATTAAATATATTATAATATTACATTACTCGCAGTCCTTCTCGTAGCTATCAATAGCCCGCTGTAGATACCACTGCGCTTTTTTAAAGTCCTCCAGGGCGTCGCCTTTTTTGCCTGCGCGCAGCAGATATTTTATGACATTTCCTGTGAGAAAATTCAGCTGGAATGCTTCGATGATGTCGATTACTTCCATTTTTGATGACTGATAATATGACGGGTGATTAATCGCTCTATTTTTTATCGTTTTCTTTACAGATTCGTAATCTGTGTCGACAAAAGTGTTATTTTCTGATTTTTTTCGTTCATCTAGCTTTACATTAAGCTTTTTGCACTGCTCGCATGTTAGAGAGCTTTTGCATAAACCATGTAAATCCCATCCATTTGTAGCTAAACAATGACCACAAAATAAAGTCTGTATTTGAAATGATTCGGTTCTTTTGTGATTAAAATCATCCAGCATTTTTTTCAATTTTTCTTGCTTTTCTTTAAATTCCTCATTATTTTCGCTATGAATTTGATAGGCTTCTTTTTGTGATAATTTGCATTTAACGCAAAACCAGTCATTACAATCTTCACTTTTTCTAAAAAATTTTTTTTCCTCACATGAAAAACAATATGCAATCGTTTGATGTTCCGGCTTTATATTAAGATCTTTGCATTCTTCGCATTCTAAAGAAGCTTTCCAAAGCGAGGGCATATCCCAGCCATGGACATATTTGCAATCGTCGCAAAATGATCTTGAAACATCTGAATCGTTGCTTTTAGCGTCACACTCAAAAATAGCTTGTCGCAGTGCTTCTTTGTGTATGTCATTTGATTCATTGTTTTTTTTATCTACTGGCTTGCAGTCATGACAATAAATTTTTCCTGATTGAATAACAGTAGAACACAATTTGTACTTTTCACACTGATCACAAAAAGCATATGCAGTCATTTTTAAATTCCTTTGTTAATCTATCTATGTAAAGCGGATTTACATCTGTTTTTTCTGAGCTAAAATTTCTAATGACATTTTTCCTGCGATGATCATTTCTGTTAGAGCTTTGTGAGACTCTATTAATTTATCTAGCAAAGTTGAAAAATTTATTTTTGAATCTGAAGCCATTTCATCTGCTTCTGCAAGCTTTTCAGACATCAACTGGCCTTTTCTGCCAAATTCTTCTCTAAAATCTTCTAGCGTTTTCATTTTTGATCTCCGAAAATATCTATCTGCGAATTTAATTTGAACGCTTCTTCTAAAGCTGCTCTAATCATGTCATTTGTCGACACTGTGCTGTTTGTCTCTATCGATTTTTTGTTAGCTTGTAGGCGAATTAAAGCGTAAAGATCACGATTTATGCGAAAGCATACGCTCACGCCTTCACTTCCTATGATTTTTCGCTTAGCGTTATTCGAGTTGACGTGTTTTTTTGCGCCAGATTTTATGTAACACCAAGAAAAGTTAAACTTTGAGAATGCTTTATTTGATTCGTCTAAAAGCTTCATGCCGTTGCACATTTCCGGCATAGCGCCGACATCATTGAAAAAAGCGTCGAATGTTGACCATTCCTCAGGCCATGTGATGCCTCGCTTGCCGTAGTGTGAGAATTTTGGATCCGTCGGCTTCGTGCATGCTCGTTTCATTCGCGCCCAGGCTGAATATTCTCGCAGATATTTTTCTCTCAGACTCATTGTCATTTTCTCCGAAATTGAATTCTAGTTGATCATTTTGTACGGGATATTTTTCTAGCACGCAACCGCGCATTAATTTTGAAAATGTTTTTCCAGTGTCTTTTGCCAGCTTTTTAATTGCGATAAAATTCTCGACCGGAATTGTAAAGCTAACTTGCACATAGTCGCGCGGGTGCCATAGCCTTACTAGCGTAGTCTGTTTGATACAGCGTGGGTTTAGATCGCTGTATTTTCGATGCACTGCGCCGTGGCATGTATTGCATAGCCATACGACTTTTAACGGGTTTCCGTAGTCTGTGTGATGCGCAACGGTTTTGTATTGCACCCTACAGCGTTCGCAGTGAGAAGCGCGCGTTAATTCGCCGCGTTTAATCATATCATTAGTGATGCGTCTAGCTGTTGCTTTCTGCTTATATTCTATAAAATCTTTATTACTGATTTTGTATTTTAGAGTTGTCATTTTGATTATTTTGCAATTTCAATTAGCATTATTTATTGTTTCATGAAACAAATGTGGGAATGTTCATAACTATTTAGCTATGGCATTCTTAAATTGTCCGCCGCGATTTTTTATTTGCGGTTGGACTTCAGAATTAGTGATAAAAAAAACTTTTCTAGCTATTGTTTCGTCTACAGCTTTGTTTTTTTTAATCGCATAGACAGTGTTGCGATGGCAGCCGATCATTTCAGCGAATTCATACATTTTTAAATTATTTTTACGCAGCCATCTTTCTAAAGGAGTTATTTCATTATTCATTTTATTTTCTCCATTTGCTTTTGCCATATAGCTTATCATAAATAATAGTATTTTGCAAATACGTATTTATAACATTGCAAATATCATAAAAATATGCTATGCTTAACAAAAAAAATGAGGTGGATTATGAGTCAAAGAAACAAACAAAAAAGGATTTTTTATGATTGTCAAGTTAGAAACTGCTAGCGAGAGACCAAAAGTAAAAATAAATTATGTTACTAAAAGCCGTGCAAAAGTTATGAGTAACAAAATTTTTACTTTAAAAGATGTTATACTTCTATCAATTACGATTTTTACAGCTGGTCTAACGCTAGGTATAGCAATAATGCAAATTATGTCTCATTAACTGCAACAAAAAAATTATAACGCAAATAAAATTCGCTAGGGTGCTATATATGCAATTACAATCGCAAATAACAAATTTTAATCAGTTAACATGTGACATATCTAAATTTGAATCAAAGATTAGAGCTATCGTTAATGAAAAATCAAAAAAAACTCTTGAGCGCTATAAAAATAACAATAGCATGTTATCAAAAAATCGCGACTGCTACACTGAAAAATAGAGAATGGCTGGAATTAATGAGCAACTTGAGAATTAGAAACAACAAATTTTATTAAACTTTCAACAGAGGATTTTACATGAAAAAACTTTTTACACTGGCATTAGCCTGCGTTATGTCTTTATCAGCATGCAATTTAACTGCGTCTGAAGATGCAAAAATTTACGTGAGAACAGAGAATGCTTATCAATGCAACAATCATTTTAGAGTGCAGTTAGATAGCGGCGACTGGATCGATGTTGGATCAGTCCACGGCGATCAGCAAGGCGTTTTTGTATATGCATCTTCTATTTTGCAGGGCCCTGATTGCTGGGAAATAGTGCAAGAGAAGACATGGAAATGTAAAAAATGTGGCAATAGCTGGCCTGTGCGTTTTCAAACATGTCCTAACGCAAATTGCCCCAACGAGTGGAAATAGCATATGAATAACGATTATTTAGATAGTGAAACGCGTGCTTTAGAAAATGAGATAAAGCTGGCTAAAAAAAATAAACGATCTGACAACAGATGTTTTATTATGCTAGCGATGATTATTCCCATGTTTTTTTTTACATTATCAGCAGATGCTAAGACACAGCATGCAAAAAAGACTGAAAATGTGAAGAAAGGCAAAGGGAATGGCAAGAATTTTAAATGCCGTGACTGTAATGTAAATTATTGGATGTCGACTTCAGAAGCTGACTGGATGGGTAAATATTACTGTTCGCGCTGCGGAAAAGCTCTGAACTAAAAAACGCGCTGTGAATAGGACACAGCGCGTCAGAGACAACACAAACAGATTAACACTAAACAGGAATTCTCATGAAAAAACAGCAGGACAAAAACGGATATATTCGCGTTACTCAAGTGCTAGCGCCTTTTTCCGATTTCTCGAACGTCCCTGCGGAGACTCTTCGAGCGGCGTCAGAACGCGGAACGCTAGTACACGAACTATGCGAATTATATGCGCTGGACTCATTAATAGAGCCTATTCCAGATAATTGCAAGGGTTTTTTTGAATCATTTAAAAATTGGTTTGATTACAACGTTCACAGAGTCATTAACGTAGAAGAACGTCTCTATTCTGAAGAGCAGTCCTTTGATGAGTTGTTAGAAAATGGCGTGCATTTAAGCGAAGATCATTATTTTAAAAATATGAATTTAACTGGTCAATACGATTTGCTATGCACGCTGAAAGATGCGCCTGATAAAACAATTCTAGTTGATTATAAGACCCCTGAAAGCTCTTCAAAAACTTGGCCCTTGCAGTCCGCTGCTTATAAAATGCTATTGCGTGAAACACGCGGTATTAGCGTAGATCGTCGAATAGCGCTTATGCTAAAAGAAGACGGATCAGATGCTTTCGCATTAGAATTCACTGATTCGAATGACGAGCGTAACTTCATGAAAGCCTACTGTCTGCACATTTATTTCAATTCGTAATCGTCATATTTTCAATGATTTATGTTCTTTTATTGTTAAATGAACATATTCAATCCTTGTGTGAATATGTTCATTATGTTATATTAGTGGTATCAAAGCAAGTCTCACTCGCAGCAAATAGCTAACAGTTTGTAGCAGCTAAGATGACAAACACTAACATAAAAAACAGAGAGATTGAAAATGAAAAAGCAAATAATTTTTAAAGGTGAATCATATGACTTCGATAAATTTGAAAATGAAATAGAAGTTTTTGAATTGAATGATGAAGAGCTAGACGAATATTTTGACTTACTTCCTAAATACTCATCTGATTTTTCAAAAGAAACAATTACTTGGACGGGTGATGAATACATTAAAGGCTATAAAACTTTCTTAAATGATGAGCGTTATGAAGATGATGAAATTTTAGAGATGAGAAATTTTTATAAAACTAATTTTAACTAGGAATGTTTTTAAAATGTTTGATGATTATTTCGATTATGAATCTTTTGAAAATGAGATCGATCCGGGCGACTATTTAGAAGAAATAGATCGCACAGAAGATGACTGCCCAGGGTGTTCGGGCAGGGGTTGCAATTATTGTTTATGTGTTAATTATTAAAAAAGGAAAATAAAATGAAAAAGTTAATTTTAATTATGTGTTGCTTAATTTCTGTTTGTCATGCAGATAAATTAGATGAGCAAGTTTTAGCAAATATGAGCTTTGAAACTAGGCAACAAATATTTATTAATGCTGAAAAAGAATGGCCCGGCAATTATAAAATGATGGTTTATGAAGCTGAAAGACAATTTGAAGCATATATAAAATATGAAAAAGCAAAAATGATTATTCTTGTTAAACATGCTAATGATTTTAATACGAAAAATTAAAATTAAATTGAAAATGCAATAAAAAGTTTTTAAGTAATTTTAAATTATTATAAGGAGTTTGAAAATGAATAGAGGCGGATTTAGCTGGAAAACATTCCTAGGAATGACAGCGCAAAAAAGAAAATTATCAAAGTCAATCGGCGTGCCTTTAACAAAATCCGGCAGAAAATACGCTGCGGGCAATGGCAATATTTGGGCAATGATTATTAATTTATTATTTAAATAGAAAGGTAATATAAAAATGGAATGTAGAGCACCGACTGAATACGAAAATGAGAGAATTAAAGAAATTTTAAATGATATATTTAAACTATTAAATGAAAAATTAACAAAAGAAGAAATGGAAGATTTTAATTTGCCTGCAAATATGCTAATTACTGCATTAATAAATCTTTCTTTTCCTTTCATTAGAACGATTGAATCTAAAAAAAAATTTGCTTTTCAGGTTGCAGCAGGAATGATTAAAATTTTTGAAGCAAAGGAAAAAAATGGAAATTGATTTTGATAAAATAAATGATGAGATTTTAGTAAATGACATCAATCACATTGACGATACGATAGAATTTACAAAATCATTGATGATGCGAGATGCGGGAGCGGGGGAGTTTTTAGAAAAACTAGTCGATTTTAAAATTATTGATCGATCATCAGCTAAAGAATGTCTCACGCTCTCGCTTCAAGCGCGAAAAATCAGAAAAGAGCTTGATAAACGACGGCTAGAAATCATTAAGCCGTATTTTGAATTTCAAAAATCAATCAATGCTTTTTCTAAAAATCTGAAAGAGCAGCTTGAAAAAATTGAAAATGATCTTAAAGAAAAACTAGTCGCTTATGTAGAGAAAAGTAAAGAGAAAGGCTTAGAATTTCTGCTCAATAAATCAATAAAAGTTGATGATGGCAAATTCTCAACAAAAAAAGAATGGCTGTTTAAGCTCGAAAACGTTGATAAAATTCCACGCGAGTTTCTTTGCGTTGATAAAATAAAAATAAAAAAAGCAATCGATCAAGGTGTTAGAAATATTCCGGGAATTTACATTTATGAGACTGATAAATTTTCAATTCGCGTGAATAATTCAATTGAAAAACAAATAGAGTTTGATGTATAATATCGCTTGTAGAGACAATATGAACGCGATTACACAAGGAAAAATATTATGAATACTGAAAATAAATATCAGTCAGAATCAATTGATTTGCTAGCTATATCATTAGCTAAAGCACAAGGAAAGATCACTGTAGCTATTGAAGATAAAAAAAACCCGCATTTTAAATCGACATATTCAAGTTTAAATAGCATTTGGGACGCGTGCAGGTCTGCAATTTCTGAAGAAGGCCTTTCAGTAACTCAAATTATGCAGCCAAGCGCTACATCAATCGATTTAATTACTATTTTGCTGCATGAGAGCGGGCAGTGGATTAAATCAGTTTTGCCTATTCCGTCTTTACAGCTAACACCGCAGCAACTAGGCAGCGCAATTACTTATCTGCGTCGTTATAGTTTATCTGCAATCGTTGGAGTTGCGCCGGGCTTTGAAGATGATGGCGAAAGTGTTAGAAATGAAAAGATTCAATCGACACCGTCAGTTAAAGCTTTATCAAAATCTGAAATTGATTCTTTTGTTAAGCGTAATTCAATATTTGAAAAAACGCAAATTCATGAATATTTAAATCACGTTGCAGAATCTAAAAAAATGAGCTTTGATGAATGTTTGCAGTTATGTTGCAAAAACGAAAAATCCTTTTTGCAGGCTTTTAATGAACGTAAAGCCAGACAAAAAAGATTAGAAGAGGAAAGCACAAAGAATGAAACTGAATGTAAAGCGGATTTACATGCAGAAGAAACACAATCTGAACAAGAAAATCAATAAGGCATACACCCCGTTAAATTCTTTGGTGGCTCTACTGCATTCGGCGCAGTAGGGCCATCTTGACATAATTCTAGTCTAAGCGACTTAATTTTTTCAATTTCTTTTTCATTTAGAGAGTAACGAGGAAAGAATAAAATAACTAGAATTAGAAATGTAAAATAAATAATTATCATATAACGCAAGCTTTTATCATCTTTCAATTTACTATTCATAATAAAACTTCTTGAGAATTTTTAAACGTAAAAGTCGGTGTGCCTAAGTTATTAGCTGTGCGTAGTCTAACGTAAAGGCCAGCTTCTACAATTCTGCTTATGTCAGCTGTTTCAGTCTGATTTAAATTTAGTCCGACAGCTAGCGCGCCAGTATTCGCATTCGTAAAAGAAGCGATCGTTTTAACATTTGTTGTGAATGCTAAATTCTCTGCTGTCTCAAAAAAGACAGTTCCTGAAGCTCCTGCAAGCAAAGAAAGTGATGTTGTTATGTCTATGCTGTATGAAGCCTGGCAATCGCGCGTTACGCTTATTTGATAGACTGTATTAAGAGTGCGAACAGGGTTTGAAAAAATTCTTTTCGGGATCATCGCTTGAACTTGCGACATGTATGTTAACTGTGTCCAGACTTGGGAAACACCGCCATCGATACAGAAATACAGAATATTTGTTAAAGAATTTAAAAAATATTCTCCTAAGCTTGCATATGTTCCAAAAGAATTATGAACGCTAGTGTCCGGAACGCCCGCGTAAACCCACAATCTTCCACCGGCATTTAAAAAATTAGTTTCCATAATCCTTCCTTTTTTTAACTCACTTTAGTAACACTAAAATAGGTCCATTGTCCGAAAAAGTCCCCTTGGTAACCCACGGTTTTAGTCGCTCCGCCGACAAAGCCGCTCATTTTCATTGTTTGCCCGGCTGTTAAATATTTTGCAAGCAATATGCTTTGAGAAAAAATATTATTAATGCTTCTTGAAGCGGCCGGATTTCCCTCGATCAAATGTTGACTTCCATCACTGCAATTTAAAACGACTTGTGAGCGCGTATTAGAAGAGTCTAGATTAATCCACGCGATTGTACCTATGAACTGATAAAGGCCTGTGCTCGGTGCTGTATAAACGCCTGTTGTCGCATTATAGTTTGACCCTCCTTGCTGGAAAACAATCGTATCACAAATAATATCTACTAATACGTAGCTATCACCCGTAACATTCGGAACACTTGCCGAGGAAACTCTAGCAGAAAGGACAGGCTGAACAGGCAAAGTTGGCGTTGCCCATGTCGCATCTCCACGCCAAAACGTTGTAGCGCTTGCTGCTGTACCGCTATTTAAATTCGCAACCGGTAAATTTCCAGTAACGCTATTTGCTAAATTTACTTGTGTCCATGTCGCATCACCGCGCCAGAAAGTTGTAGCGCTTGCGCCTGTGCCGGAATTAAGATTCGTTACAGGGAGATTCCCAGTCACGCCATTAGTTAAGTTAACCTGTGCCCACGCAGGATTATTAGTAGTGCCTGTATTTGATAAATAGCGCGTAGCTGTAGCACTTTTCGCTAATTTAGCAAGCGTATTCGTTGCAGAAGCGTATAAAATATCTCCTTGCGCATAACTTGTTTGCGCAGTTCCTCCGAACGTTGCTCCTATAGCAGTTGCATTCCAAGTGCCTGTTGTGACAGTTCCCAAAGTTGTTATTGAAGCCTGTCCAACATAGCTAGCAGAAATATCAACAGTAGCTGCCGGGCCTGTGCCATTCGTTACACTGACTCTATTTGTTGTACCCGTAATACTTGTAATTGAACCCGCAGAAGCTTTCCAAGTGGGACTATTTCCAGCACCATTACTTGTTAAAACATAATTTAAAGTTCCAAAACCAAGATCGCTCAGCTGACCCGAGCTATTTACAGCGACAGGGGAAGAGGCTGCAACTGTTACTGCATATATACCGGCTGTGAAGTTTCGAGTTTGAAGTGATTGAGTTCCTACTCTCAAAGTATTAGATTCTCCCGAGACTCCCGAACTCCCAATACAAATATTTCTAGATTCTGAACTGCTATATGCAGAACCTGCTTGAGATCCTAAAGCTGTGTTATATTCACCAGTTAAAAGATTTTCTAATGCGTGATTGCCTATGCCACAATTAGAGTTTCCTGAAACCAGCTGAAAAAGTGTATTTCCACCCACGGCTAAATTATCAGATGCTGTAACAGCTCTTTTTAATGCAGCGTATCCAAAACCAACGTTTGATATAGCATCTGTTATGCTCGATCCTGCATCAAATCCAAAAAAAGTATTTGTTGAACCTGTCGTTATAGAGGCACCTGACGAACCGATCATCAGATTATCTATTCTAAAATCTAATGTTTGCGTTCCTGTAGTGCCGACAAATTTAAGTGTCGTATTTGCAGTTAATAAATTAATATTTCCTGACACCGGTGAGATAGGGCCCGGTGAATTTCCTGTAATAGTTTGAATACCCGTAGCTGTTGGTGTGGCCCATGTGCCGTCGCCTCTCCAAAATGTAGTTGCACTAGCAGATGTGCCGCTGTTTAAATTAGTGACTGGTAAATTACCGATAACACCTGTTGTCAAACTAACTTGATCCCACTGCGGGTTGTTCAGAGTACCTGTATTAGCAAGATAACGCGTAGCAGTAGTGCTTTTGGCTAGTTTAGAGAGTGTGTTAGTTGCAGAAGCGTATAAAATATCTCCTTGCGCATATGTGGTTTGCCCTGTTCCCCCGAAAGTCGCTAAAATTGGCGAACCGTTCCAAAATCCTGTAGTTACTGTGCCGAGCGTGGTGATACTAGTCTGTCCTACATACGCAGCATCTATATCAATGATCGGATTAACTCCGCCGGTGGACGTGATTCTATTAGCTGTGCCAGATACGGAATTTACGTTACCGACTACAGGAGTTTGCCATGTAGGAACGCCTGCAATAATTGTTAGAACCTGATTTGTTGCGCCGGCGGTCAGCTTTGAGAGTGCGCTAGAGCTTGAAGCATATAAGATATCTCCAACGGCATAGCTTGTCTGTCCTGTTCCTCCGTAAGTAGCAGTTAGGGGAGTGGCATTCCATGTTCCTGTAGTCACTGTACCGAGAGTAACGATTGATGTTTGTCCCGCATACGTCGCAGCGATATCTATTACAGGATTAGCGCCACCCGTTGAAGTAATGCGGTCTGTAGTTCCGAGAACGCTGTTAACTCCCGTAAATGTTGGTGTGGCCCATACACCATCACCACGCCAGAACGTTGCTGAGCTTGCTCCAGAGCCAGAATCTAGATTTATAGGTGCTAAATTTCCTATAACTCCGTTTGCTAAATTAACAAAGTCCCACGCTGGATTGTTATTAACGCCTGTGTTAGCTAGATAGCGAGTAGGATTTGATGCTTTAGAGAGCTTTGCAAGTGTGTTTGTTACAGAAGCATAGAGTAAATCGCCTTGCGCGTAGCTACTCTGTCCTGTACCTCCGAATGCCTCTGTAACTATAGAAGCGTTCCAGGTGCCTGTAGTGATTGTGCCGAGAGTTGTTATCGAAGCTTGACCAACGTAATTAGCTGCAATGTCTATAACAGGGTCTTGACCGCCAGTCGAGGTTATGCGATTTGCGGTACCGGTGACACTGTTAACACCTGTTGTATTCGCGCTAGCCCACGTGCCATCTCCACGCCAAAATGTCGTAGCACTAGCGCCTGTGCCGGAATTTAGATTATTTACAGGGAGATTGCCTGTTACTCCGTTCGCTAAATTTATCTGATTCCAAGCAGGAGTATTTCCAGGCCCTGAATTTGATAAATATCTAGAAACATTCGTATCGATAGCTAGTTTTGAAAGAACATTCGGTGCAGATGCATAGAGAAGATCACCTGTGGCGTAGCTTGTCTGACCAGTCCCGCCGAATGTTGGCCCTATGGGAGATCCATTCCATGTGCCTGTTGTGACAGTGCCTAAAGTCGTTATTGAAGCTTGTCCAACATAGTTAGTCGCGATATCAATAACGGGATTAGCGCCCCCGGTAGACGTAATGCGATTCGGCGTGCCGAAAACCGCTTCAACATTCCCGCCGCCGCCTCCACCATCTCCCGTTCTGTCAAATTTTGATGTAAACTGGTTGATGATGTAGCGCGCCATGGGGAAACCTCGATTTTGTATTTAGATAAATTCTTATGAAAAATAGCTAGCCCTCTGCGACCAGGCATACTTAAACCCGACACCCCCTAGCGGAAGCCTGCTTCTTACAGCTATATCACCCACGTACTCAGTTTTTTGAACGTACCATACAAGCGCATCTACTGAAGCATCTACTATCGTAGTCCAGCCTATGTAGATTACATTCCCATTTCCATCACTCTCATAACGACGCTCTAGCATGTCATCGTTATCTAAAATGCCTGCAAATTGCTCAAAATTCGTATAGGGATTCATTCTAGCTCCAACGTTCTAGGTTTTTTTAACGATAATGCAATAGCGTCACTCAAGATTTCATTCTGAGCGCATAAAGAATTATTTTGTAGTATTAATTCTTTAATTACTTTCTCTAAATTTGAAACTTTAAAATTTAATTGCTCGATTGCGCTTTGCATGCAAATAGTTTGATGCAATAAATTATTTTGTTCGAACATGAACTTTTTCGGGAAGCAGTCTTTGACAAGTTTCGGCTGCGGTTTATCGTGATGTGTCCACACCGATTCTACGTAAAATGGGCATTCGCGATCTGTTTTGCAGAAGCCTGATTTTACGAATGAGCAATTTTCTGCGCAGTTAGTACAGTCCATAAATAAAGCCTATAATTTCACGCAAATGCGTCCACAACACGCTGCAGGCCTAAATGAATTCCCGTGGTTATGGCCTATGCCACCTCCGGCCGGAAGCGATTGTTGAACTCCTGACACACTGTTTTTTCCTGAACCTAATTTAAGATCTGAGACACTGCTTAAAGTTGCATGAACTTCTACACCGTGCGTATGAATTGGCATTTCTAATTCTGTTAACGTGTGATTGTCTTGCTGCCATGTGCCATGTTGACCCGCGTTATTATAAATGCCTGTACCGCTGTTTGATATAACTGCTAAAACTCTGTCCCCTTGACCTGCAACTATACTCCACCCAGCAGGTGCATTTTGTGAGTAAAACCACATTTGAGTGCCTGCTAAAAATGCTACATCAGTAGCCAGCATTTTATAATTCTGATAATTTCCACCGCCCACATCTCGACCAACTAAAAAAACATCATTAGCTAGCGGGGCGTTTGTAGCTGTTGAGAATGTTCCAAAATCGAAATTATTTAGCTGAGCAACTGTTGCTTTTCTGTCATTTAAGCCCTGTCTGACTAAAATTAAATCGTTAGCAGGATCTATAGTGCTTGCAGGATCAAGTTCAGGAATGGTTATCGGTGGAAAGCTCATAAAAACCTACGGTGTTGGAATTAAACTTGAACGGCCATTAACTATAAGACTGGTAGCATTTGTTCCGCCTAATATTGGCTGATCGCCCGCAACTGTTCCGGTTCCTAGCGTTAAACCACCTCCGGCCTGAATTGCAGATGCGTCAAAAATGGGAGCACTTAGCGCAGGCTTTATGCCGATAGCTCTAAGCCATTTTGCGGGATTCACGCTGTCAATTACATCTAGTGTTATCAGTGCACCATTGACAGTGAAAAGACCTAAGCCTGTATTGCTTGTCGTTACGCTGTAGCTTTCTTGCTGAATCAGCCATGCAATGTTGTCATATGTTGTTCTTCCTACCCAGTTCCAATATTGACGGTTAGGCTTTTCTTTTATTGTCCATCCGGCTTCTTTTACTTCAATAGGTGGCTCAACTACGTTATATTGCCCTGAAGCAGGATCTACTTGATCTTCTGAAGCCCATTGGGGCAATAAAAGAGGTTTATCTACCATTTCTAAAATCTCCGTGGCGGAAAATTACCGCCTTTCTGAATTAATTCCGCGAATGCTCCTGCCCAAGGTGATGGGTAATTTAATTCTGCAAGTCCGCCGTCTTCACCTGTTTCTTCAACACCACCGGCATTTACTGCTAAAATCGGATTATCTACATAGACTTCCATAGATAAATTATTTAGTTGGCTAGGATCATCGCTGTTAGGAGCAACGAAAAGAGGCTGTACAAGGCTATCACCCGAAAAAACCAATGAGATAGGAACATTATAAGTAGCAACAATGGGAGCGTAATTAACGCCGGCAGGGGATAACGAAAATATTCCATCGTTTAAAACATTCGGCGGGTTCGGAAACGTCAAACCGTTCGTTTCTAGCTGAAAAAATGCAAAATCTCTCTCAAAATAGCCGATATTGTCACCTTTTGTGAAAAAGGCAAGTGCAGCTATGACTTGTTCAGGCGTTCCACTTGAACTATTTATAAATATCTGAAATTGCAGTCGCTCTCTATAAGATTCATCAGATTCATTGATATTGCGTGGCAATCCTAGCAGTATGCCTATCTCGTCTAGCTGCTGTCCAACAGCGCTTGAAAGCCAACGCTCAGTTTTTAGCTGCCAGTTGACATCCTCAGCTTCCTGTCCTAAGCTGCAAATAGCCTTAATGAGTTTCTGAAAATTCGTTAAATCGCCATTTGGCTTCTCTCTGCGAAACTGAGAAACCAAGAGCGATAGCGTTCTTTCAAATGTATTTAGTATTTGAACCATTACACCACGCTCACATTTATTCTAGACACGTCCCAGGCTGAAACTTCTGTATCTGCGATTAAAATATTCGTCGAAACATACGTTGGAGTATCGTTTGGATTATTTGTCCTCGCAAGCTGAATTGTCGCGCTAGCAATCCCGGGAACCGTGAATACAGCTGCTTGCACACGCTGAATAATGACATCTGTTCCAATACCGAGCGTGTTTCCGTATGCTGCTATGGCTTGAGCTACTAGTTCTTGACCATTCGCCGGGAATGTTTCCTGAGGATTGAGTGTCAGAACAACTGTAGCGAACATATAAACAGGAACCCCGCGAGTAAAAAATATTTGCTGCGTGTTGCCTTGAGAATCAATGATCGGCACATTCGTATTACCGTAAGATCGAATTCCGGCCGGCTTTGTCAGCCATATCATGTCAGCGACTGCTTGATCACTTCCACCTTCCACAACTGCTTCAAATGACTTTGCAGGGCGTCCACCGGACAGAGTGTAATTCGGAATTGACGGCCCTGTAATGTTGAATGAAATTTCTACGTCTTGACCGTCAACATATGTCACTAGAATTTGATGATTGCCTGTGCCCATGACAACTGCTGATAATATGCTGTCACTCATTTCTAGCATTGCAGCAACACTTTGCATAGTGACTAGATTACTCATTGAGTAGCCAACGTTTCCAACTAATGCGCCGTCAACATAAACTCCTATCACATTGCCGTTAACAAAGTCCTCAGCAAACGTCACAAGTGTAGGCTCTTGAACCATTGTGACGTTTTCAAACATAAAGACTGAAGTCACGCCCGGCACGCCTTGCAAAATTCTAGCTCTAATCGCTTCAAGTGTTGCACTGCCACCGACACGTAAAGAAGCATTCCTGCGCGCGCGTAGCTCTGCGTCCGTCTCTGTGTTTCTTCCAGTGATTCCAGCCTGAAAGTTCGTTAATGAATTCCATCCGGCAATTGGCGTTAGAATCTCTGTCAATGAATTTGCAGGTACTGCAACAGGCCCGTAGGTTTGAGCAGCAAAAGGAACAGGCGAGCTAACAGAGCTAATGCGTAGTCCTGTGCCGACTGAAAGCGCGTAAGGCAGTTCTGTATTAACCGCTCTAACTGTAAAAAATGTTTCGCCTATATTCCAAGTCGCTGTTAAATTTGAAGCGGCATCAATTGCTGCTGCTAAAAATTGTGCTACTACATTTTGTGCGGGCACTCTAAATATTGTAGTCGCAGTAGGAGCACCAACACCATTGACCTGTAAATTAGTGACAGAAATTGAGTAGCCTATAGCTGGCACTATGTCTATTCCGTTTTGCGCTCCGTTAACTGTTGCTGTTGCTACAGCAGGGGAGTTTGTTTGAATAACAGAAGCTAAATTAGTCAATGTGGCTAGATTTCCGCCTGCATAATTGACTGTTGGCATGTTCACGCCATTAATGCGCACATTGACTGAGTTTCCAGAAACAAGATTTCCAGAAAATAAAATCGTTGGGAGCGAATAAATGTAGCTAACGCCATTGATGACTACTCGATATTCTTGCGCTGTTGTAGGACTCTCAACTTGAATCACGTTTTGAACCGCATTTCCACTACTAATAAATGCATTCGCTGTAGAGAAAAAAACCTGTCCGTTAGCTAATCTAGCTAGAGAACCAGCAGGAATTTGGGTATTTTCTTGACCTGTCGCAACTCCAATCACTGTTGTTCTGCGAGCCGGCAGACGAGTAATTCCGTTTAGCTGTACTACGTTATCAAGTGAGATGCCACTAGCAGAATTTGGATACTGACTTAAATAAACGTCTTGTTGATTTTCCCAGATGTCTGCAAACATCTTTGAGAAGATCCCGATTATCTGCCCTGTTACAGATTGGGGATCTAAATTGATATCTCCGAACTCAGCAATAAATGCATTTTCAAGTTCGTTTTTGACTTCAATCAGTCGCTTTACTTTAAAACCTTGTGGCGTTACGCCGTATTCGGGAGTTGTCATACAGGTAGTTCAAATTCCTTCAGCAGCTCTTCGCCGCTAATCGATCTAGCACCAAAATTTACGTAAAAAATGCGCGTATTTTTATTAAAATCTGCTGAGAATCGCGTTAACTCAACGATTCCTCGCGTATTGACGATTTCTTCTTTCAATATACTCTCTATTTGAATTTGATTAGGAGCTTTAATAAAGAAAAATTCGTAATAGGGAATGCCCTGTGTGATGTCTAAATACCATTCTGCTAGGAAGAAACGCAGGCGAATAGCTAAATTTTGCGCTATCTGATTAGTGTCATCGACAAGCGCAAGATCAAAATTGGTAAAAACTAAATCATTTGTTATGGGATCAAGCGCAATATCTATCATGTGATTGTCCCTTTTAGAGCATCAATACGATTTTGCAACAATAAAACTTGAGCTATAAATGCAGGGTTTAGAGGCCCTCCAAATGCTGTGCCCATTACCGCGCTGCCTTGAAGCAATGCCATTAGCTGAGATATCATATCTAAAACTTCAGTTACAGGATTTCCAATTGCAACAGTACTTGCAGTTTTGATCTGAATTGCTCCATCTTCTCCAATTTTTATTGAACTACCTGCAAAATTAATCTCAAAATCAGTGTTATTTCTATTAGAAAAGTCACCGTTGAGTGGTTGAAGCCCGGGAATAGCTATCGCGTCTGAAAGATCGAATTTACGTGGATCTTTAGGCGTCACTTGACCACCAACCGATTTCCACAAATCAATGGAGCGCTCAATAAAAATCAGTAAAACGTAATCGCCTACGTTCACCGGAAATGTAATATTAAAGCTCGCTCCACCAGGAAACATAACAGGTACATTATTCAAAATCGGCATCGGTTGTTCGCCCGACTTAAAATTCTTGTTCAATGCCGGTTGCACAGTGGCAATATTCTTTGAAGCATCATAAGCTGTGATAATGCCGGGTAGGGCAGTATGCACATTATTAAGAACACCCCAAATAGAATTATTGATTACGTCGTTAGGCGTCATATGCTAGATACCTCAAAAGTCGATTCAAATTGCGGTCCCCAATTGTCTCCTTCGTGTCTAGCTGACAAAACTTGAAACACTGCGTTAACATCTGCACGCTGTGAACGTAATCTAATTCTATCGCCGGGAAGTATCTCAGGTCGCAACAATGTTTTGACTTTCCATCCGGGCTCTGCTCTGCCATTTTTGGGCAACGGCTTATATAGATACTGGTTTTTATCTGTAAATCTTTCAGGCGTGCCTATCATTCCAGTATCAGCATTGATATCAAAAGGAGGTTTTAAATTTCCTAAATTGTAGTCTAGAATATAAAGATCGCCGTTTTGGACTGTAGGAATTAGATTTAAATAATCACATACTTTTTTGAGTGCATCTATTGCTAGCCCTGCAAAAGAAAAACCATGCGTATATGTGTAATTTTCTGTGGGAGCAAAACGAACAATATTTAATTGCATGCGCTGTGCAATGTCTTCAACAACGCTACGCGCGCTAGTCTCGCCGGCATATGAAAGACTAATAATGACATTATTTACAGATTTGTCACCGTCTGCGCAGTCTAGTGATGTGATAATTTCAGGCTCTGCGAATAAATGCGAAACCTGCGTCGTGTCACCGATAAAGAGAACTTGCGGGCCGTTAGCGTTTCGATATCCGGCAGAAACTCTGACTTGATCACCGTACAAAGCCAATCTATTTCTCTTGTCAGCGCTCAAATTATAAACTTTAAAATTACAAGTGTTTGTCGAGCTTGAACGGCTTTTATAAATTGAAAAAGTCATGCGCAAATTATCAATTGAAAGCAAACCGCGATAATTAAAACTTTCTGGATCTCTTAGCCTGACTTGAGCATTTATTACGCGATCAAACTGCATTATCTGCCTCAAGCGCTTCTAATTCTTGAATCTCGCCATCTTCGTAGTAGAGCAGAAGAAACTTTTGAGACATGTCGAATCTGCCGATAAAATCGCTAGCGCCGACAATGTTTTGACAAACTATATCGCCAGGCGGTAGGCCAAATGTGGCATAAATGCTAAGCAAGCTCAGATTAACAACGATTTTAACGCCGACTACTAACGGTACTTCGTTGCTATCTAGAACATCCATCGTCCAAAATTCATTTAAAGAATTCCAAGTGAAATTGAGAAAATAAATGACACCTGTTAACTGAATTTGCTCACGCCATGCACTGGGGTCTTTGAATGGTATTATTTGCATTAAGGCTGCCTATTTTCTGTATAGTCGACAATGTTTCTCCAAAAATCTCGTAATCTCTCATAGATTCCACCTGGTACAGGCTCTAGATTCTGTATGCCTGCATCTACCGGCGAGCTTGCCTGATCTTTGAGCGTAGTAGGAGGGTCATTGCGCATAAATGGAAAATTATTAGTTTCTGCGACAATATCGCGCGGGATTTTGTCCTGCGCTTTTGAAAAAGGATCGTTTTCATTAAGAAGTAGCCTAACTGAAGTATCAATAAATATTTTCTGTAAATCAATGATGAAAGTCAAGCTCTGGCCTGTCTGCATATTGCGAGGCACTTGTAGAGCTGTCATAATCATGTTTGTATAGACTTTTATGCCTGTTACTACTGTGACAGGCTCTCGATTCGTATGTATGCGCACAAGCCGATTAAACGCGTCTACAGATCTATTGAAGGGCGCTAGAATGGTTAGGGGAGTGTCACTCACAATGCCGGTTATTTGAAGAGTTTCTGGCTCGTTAATCACGTGATCAGAAATAATGCGCCCATCTTCTACGGGATAATTTGTAACGCGAGAATTATAGATGTGCTCTTCACTAATCGTAGCATCTAAAAAGATGCCTCCAATGTTACTTTGAGCGTATTTCTTGCCGAATAATAATGATAAAACCATTTATTCGACCTGTGGGTTATCGTATTGAATTGCTCTAAAAACGCCCCAAACACCTTCTCTAATTGCATCGATGACTTGATCGGTAATGCTTTCAGACTGCTCTAGATTTGTTCCAGCGGGTACATTGATTTCAACGTTATTAGTCACAGCCATAGCATTATTTCTAGCAGCAAAAGGATTTAGATAAGGATTAACCTCATAGCCAGCTTCTCCGTTTAAATATCTCTGATAATCATCAGCAGTATTTATCGTGCCAGTCTGTTTACCAAGGTCTTTGAAAAAATCTGCTACTTGATTAAGACCTGTAGCATTAAATGCAGGGTCTAATAATGCGCTGCCTTGTTCTAATCCTTTTTTAAGAAGATTTTTATCACCTGAAAAAATGCCTGAATAAAAATTAGTGAGTGATTCTAAATATTGGACAAGTTTTGTTAGTACAGGAAAAGCAACTATAGCTAGAGACTGCGCAAATTGATTGAAAGCTGTACTAAGTTGCGTCACCGCAGCGGTGTAGTTTTTTACATTCTCTAATGAATTCTCTAGGTTATTTCCAGCATTTTCAAATTTAATGACATTCTCAGTTAATAATCCGATATTTTGTGACATTTCAGAGATACGAGGCGCTAAAGCATCACCAAAAATATTTGCAGCTACTCTAATGCGCTCTTGCTCATTCTCAATCTTAGAAATACCTTCTAAAATCTGTTTGAATACGACTGTAGGGCCAGCATTTCTATCGATTTTAAAATTAAAAGCATCGGCGATCTGTGCTAACTCATTATTTGCGCCAGTTCTAAAATCAACAAAGAGCTTATTGACTGTTTTAAGAGTTGTCGCTATTTGAGAATCATCAAGCCTGAAAGTTTTTAAACCCGCTGATAATTGACCGAATTGCTTTAAAGACAAGCCTAAAGCTTTAGCAAGATCATCCGAATCAAGAGTCGCTTGTGCAACACCGTTGAAAAAACCTGTTATTTTGCTAATAGCGAATGTAGCAGCAGTAGCAGCAAGAGCAAAACGAGTTCTGAAACCTGTAATTGCACTATTAGTCGCGTTGATAGCTTTTTTGTCTGTGACAAATCCGATTCTGACTAATAACTCTCTGACAATTGCCACAGATACGCCTATTTTTTGTTTTTAGAATGTTTATTCTGCATTGATTTTCTGTGATCTTCCATAAAGGCTGCTTTAATCTCTAGCGTGTCATGTGCTCTGAATAAATCGTCTAGGCTCCAATGAGTTTCTATCTCTTTCAATGTCGCTATTTTTTCAGTGACTAGCGTCCACACGATCATTTCGGCTTTTAAAGATTCGTCTATTTTTCTTTCAATTGCTGAGGAGGCATTTCTGTCGACGGGTTGAATATTCCGTTTAAAATACCTCCGGGGAGAAAAAAATCTCCGAAATTCACCTCGAGAACAAATTGCAGGACTAAAAAGAGCGTATTGAGATTTCCCGCAAATTCCATATCTAGCACTTGGGGGGTCAACTCAAAATTATCTTTGCGAACACCTTGCATTAATTCCATAACTAAAGAATCAAATGTTTTTTCATCTAGCTGATTAACAAGCATGAGAATTGCTTGAGGCAAACATTGCTCCGCTTCTGTGATTGATTTACCTGACTGCGATAGCATAACCCCTGCACTAGGGCCAATCAATTTCATAAGCTTTGCTTGCATTGCTAGAGCTTTGCGAGCTGTCATTTGTGTAACGGTATACGTATTTCCGTTAATGACTTTATCTTCTGCTTTAATCATTAGTTAAAAACTCCGTTTCCGCCTAGAAATGTGTCAGCTTCTGCCATTTCAATGACCCACGCGCGGGTGTTAATCTCATTACCAAACACTGCATCAGGTATTTGCTGAATCCATGCTGTTCCGGCAAAAATGATTGTGCTTCCGCTCATGTCTTTAATAAGAATCGGAAAAATACCGTTATTGCTCAGCCTGTCAGCTGCTGCTAATGCTGAAAGGACATCATTAGATGGTGATGACTGCGCTAAAGTAATTGTAGCTGTTGCGCCATAGTTATTAGACTTTACACGCGTAGTGTAACCGTCCGCACCGGTAGTTTTAGTAAACTGCTGGACGTCTTGTGTAATTTCTAGAAAAGTTCCGTCAGCGTAACCGCTTATGGGTACTCCTCCAACGATAATCAACACTTCCTTCGGATTAAATGAGCTTACAGCCATTTTTAGGGCTCCTTTTTATTTCTATGCAGATCTTTATGACATCCAACGCAAAGCCATTTAACATCTAAAGGTCTAGAGTAATCCTCATGATGACCTTCAATTCTTTTAAATTCAATTAAGCAATTCTCGCATTTTTTAGGCTTATTTATTTTTTTTCTATGGACGGCATCCCTTAAAATGCATCTAGCTTTGTATTTTAAAGGAAATTTTTTTCTTTGAAATACTGTATTCTCAATAAATGCTTTTGCGTTTTTTAAAGACCACTCTTTATGAGAAGCAATTTTTTTCTTTCTGAATTCTTCATTCGACCAGTAATATTCTTTGTAATAATCTGGATTTTTTTTAAACCAATTCTTTGTGCTTTCATTTTTCTTTTTAAGCTTCTCTGGATCTAATTTAACTTTTTGGTAATCTTCTTTCGATTTATTAGGATATCTTTTGCGATATTCCGCCTGTTTTTTAGCTCCTAATTCAGGATTTTCAGCATATTTCTTATTTGCTGCTAATGCAGCACATTTTTTGCACTTTGCTGAAACACCCTGAAGACAACCTTTATTAGGTGAAAAATCATTTAAATTCTTTTCAATCCCGCAATATTTACAAATTTTCATAAAACCCCTTTTTAGGGGGTAATTATAACATACTTAGGATTTAAAAATCACCCGTAAAGATTACCTCAAATACTCAAATTCCCAAAAATTTGCACCGCATGAATAGCACCGCTTAGAGTAGCTTGGAAGCGCACATTTCTTAAAATTCTGTTAGCTTTATCAGCCGGCGGAACGTCCTCAGCTAGAGGAACAGTCACAGTAGGTGCAGGATCATCAGAGATAAATTGATTAGAAATACCCAACTCTAGAGCGCGTAAAACTTGAGCTTGAATAACCGCTATACCTGCATTTGTATAAGGAATTTTTGGAACATTTACAAGAGTGCTAAAGACAAACTCTTGAATTCGAGCAGTCAGCCAGTCAATTCCCCTGACGATATCAATGTATTCGCCTTGTGCCACAGTGCCATTTTCAGTGATCCCAACTCCAGCTACGAATTCATAAACATTTGCACGCTTTGCAAGAGCATTATTGCTTTGCGTAGTTGTCAAATTGCTGTAAGAGATTGTATTTAGAGTTTTAAATTTCCATGTTTCTGAACCCGGTTCTAACGGCAATACTCTTCCAAACCAGGCAGCTTCTGGATAGTCAAAGTCAGCATCTTGGTGATACATCACAAAGGTTCTAACATAGCCCGCTTGATTAAGTTGCGCTGCAATGCTTGTGGTGTCTGTGCCGGCAGGGGAGTTAATAATAACTGGATCGCTGGAAGCTGTTCCGAATAATTTAATCCTTGTCTCTACCCAGTCCGCAATAGCTTTTACAGTTGCTTGCGTTCTTTCTGTAGCAATTAGAGCATACCAAGTATTGTTTGCATTATTGATGCTAGTCAAGTCGTCGCCCACTGCATTCACAGCAACAAGCGGAAGCTGAATTAAACCGATTTGGGTTTCCATAACATCAGGTGTTACACTTAAAGAGAATGTGGAAATAATTCCGCCTGACTCTATATTTAAGACGCCTTGCCCGACATTCTCCGCTGTCACGTCAACCATCTGAGGAGCTCTATTAATTTCAGCCACAAGACCGTTAACAATCTCTTCAGAGCTTTGAACTAGATTGCTTGAAATATAAGTATAAGGAATTCCGTTCAGAGTGACTGTGTAAGCCTGATTCGGCGTAACCTGCGTAATACGCACGCGTGCATTATTAGGATTACGAATCGTTGTTGATGTTCTCAGGCTGTAAGCTACGCCGGGAAAGCGATTCGTAATATTTACAATGCCGTTGCCTGTTGTTGCAGCTGCAATAGGAAATGTTGGATCAGTCGTAGGAACGTTATTAATAGCTGTAACAATTTGAGTTGCAACTTGAGCCGCTGTTAATGGCTGCTGGGGCTGCGTTATTGTTGCTGTTGGCTGACTTGCTCCGCCTGTGACAGTGAAATTATTGACTGTTGCTGTAGTATTTGGAGGCCCTATGACAGTTAGAACTCTGTCATTTAGTCCTGAAAGGAATGCTGATTGAACCCCAGCTACTCCGGCAATAGCTGCTCTAATGAGTTCCATTGTGTTTTCATGACTAGTCGTAAAGACGAATCCGCCTTCATCAATTGTCGCAATCACAGGATTTCCACCAACGGTGTAAACTGTATTTACTGAATGATTTCCCGGTGCTCCAAAATTTACAGTAATTTGATTGGGCCCTGTAATTGTTGCCGTTCCGCCTGCGCTAGCTGTTTCTATTTCAGCTCTAACAAGTTCTAAAGTAGCAGCATTGCTCGTAGTATAGTTGATCGGAGTTAGATCAAACGCGTCAACGCGGGGCGTAATCACATTGCCGGGGTTAAAATCATTATCGAAATTGATGATTGACGTTGTCGTGCCGACATTTGTTCCATTCACTGAAACCGCAATTCTATTTTGCGGAACAAGATCAGCGTTTAGCTCAACAACTGAAAAAGTGGCACTTGATGTCACAGGAATAGAGATTTCATTGCCATTGACAGTAAAAATGTAATCTTCGCCAGGCATTGGCGTTTCTACTAGAATATTGACATCATTAACTAGCCTGCGTCCGATAGCGATTTGCGCGGGCGAGATAACTTGAGAGAAAATGTCTTGCGCAGCGACGTATTCAGGATCAGTAGGAGCAAAATCAACAGCAACCTCATCCATTCCTGAATAGAATCTAATTAAATCAGTGAAACGAACGTTCGTTCCTAAAATCATCGGAATGCCAAAACCAGCCTCTGAAACTGTTTGAGTCTGTCGAGTTATAACTACGTTGACAATATCATTTAAAGGCATAATCAAGCTCCTAAGGAGTAGGAATTAAAAAAGTTTCATTATAAATTACTGTAGCCACTTGATCAATAAATTCTTCAGTTAATTCTATGTGATCAAAGAAGCCGGGACTATCAGCGTATACTTGGCCTATGCCAAATAATACGTCTAAATGCGCTCTACGCTCATATTGAGAGTCGACAAGCTCTGTAATATCGTTGATTGTCAATGATGAGTAGAACGCTATTCCGTTGGCTCGTAGAGTATCTAATACAGACTGCTTTTGCAATGATGTTCTAATATTTTCCATTAGTTCCATCGGATCTGCGCCGTAAGCTTGAATCTCTAGCGTAAATTGACGGTCGCCTTTCATTGCTATGGCGCCGTTCACATCTGTAACGCCAGATGACCAATCCTGATTGACTGCTGTAATCTGAGAAATAAAAAGCGTAATGTAGGGAACTTTAGGACGGGGACTATTTAGCTGCCAATAAATGACGGGCATGCCGGAAGGAGCTACACTCACAACCCAATTATAAAGAGCCAGTCTAAGAGTTGCAAAATTAATCATTAGGGTATTGCTTCCAATGCCTGAGCGTAAAATTTATAATGATTAACAATGCCGAACACCGGCGGATTATTCTGCCAAATTTGGACTTGAACGATTT